ATAAATTTAAAAATCTATTCACAAATGAAAGGAGAGATGTTATGTTTTTTATTTACACAAAAGAAAGAAAATCAAAGCTTGCATTTACTGTTAACCTAACAGCAGATGAAGTTATGCAATTTATGGATGGAAATTTATTCCTGGATTATCCAGAGCTTATTCCGTCTGAGCATGTTGCAATTGAGAGAAATGAAGCTTTCAAATATCCAGCATATGACGAAGCAAAAAACACTATAAGAGAGATGACTAGAGATGAATTAATCGAAGAAGATATCGAGGTTCAACTAGCCCCAGGAGAGTATATAGAAAATAAGAAATTAAAGGTTGTACCACAGCCTAGCTCATATCATACGTGGAACACATCTACACATACTTGGGATATAGATATGGAAGATGTTAAAAGAACTTTCAGACATAAGTTCAGAGAAATACTGCTAGATAAGATGTTTGGTTCATATGAGCATAATGGAAAAGTATTCCAAATGCAAGAATACGACGAGATTAACTTCATTAGAGTCAAAATGGCATTGGATATGGCTGGAGAAATAGAAGATTATGAAGTAATTAGAGAAGCTTTAGATACTTTAGGTATTCCTGTAGATGCAGAGCTAGAAGAAAAAATCAAAATGGCTATGAGAGTTGGAAAATTAAAGCCACTTTTAAAATCGCTACCAACTCAATGGAGATTAAAAGATAACTCTATTGCATCTATTTCATTGGGGGAATTAAATCTAATTTACTTCTCATGGATATTAAGAGTTATTGCAGCTCAAAACAAATACACATCTATAACTAAGAAAATAAGGGAAGTTTCAACAGTTGAAGAATTAGAAGCTATTAAATGGGATTAAATAAATTAAAGGTAGTTTTATATGACTACCTTTTTTTAATAAGCTTAAACAAGCTCTCACAAGGTCATTTTTAGGAGGTGATTTTAAATGTATACATTATCAGAAACAAGTTTAAAAATGCTGAAAGGAGTGCATCCAAACCTGGTAAATTTTATGACAGAACTTATAAAAATAAGCCCCTGGAACTTTAAAATAACCGCTGGGGTTAGAACAGCTGAGGAACAGAATAAATTGTATCAGCAAGGCAGAACTGCTCCTGGGGTAAAAGTAACTAAAGTAGATGGTTACAAGCTAAAATCTAATCATCAAGTTAAGTATGACGGGTTAGGATATGCTGCTGACATTGGAGTAATTGTAAATGGAGAGTATAAAGGAACTTGGAAAGATTTCCATTACTATCAAGACATCTACAATGCTGCTAAAAGAGCAGGACTGTTAGAAAAGTATGGTATTGAGTGGGGTGGAAATTGTTGGAGAACTTTTAAAGACGCTCCACACTGGCAAATCAAAGGTGCAGATAGAGTTCCATATAAGTAAAGGAGTTATAGAAATGGAAAGTTTTTTAGACAGAATAATAAAAGAAAAAGATGACTTACAAGATAAAATAATTAAGCTAGATAGATTCTTTACTACAGATACTTTTGAAAATCTGTCTCCAGTAGAGAAAATGCACTTAAAAGACCAAATGAGATACATGAGTGCATATCTTAGTACTTTAAGACAAAGAATTAATTTCTATAAAAGCAAGGAGGGAAAACATGGAAATGACTAGATTAAATACTATGCCGATTGATGACAAATATTGGGAAGTTTTAGAAGATTATACTTACAGAACATCTAAAGGACTTGTGACAGTCCCAAAAGGATTCAAAACAGATTATGCCTCAGTTCCAAGAATTTTTAGAAACATAATTAATAGTTCTGGAAAACATGGCAGAGCTGCTGTAGTCCATGATTGGCTATACTCTAGCAAGTGTACATTAGATGTAACTAGAGAAGAGGCAGATCAAGTTTTCTTAGAGATTATGGCAGAATGGGGAGTAGGTGTAATCAAAAGAAATTTAATGTACAGAATGGTTAGAATGTTCGGAGCTAGCCATTTTAGAAGAGGTGAGTAAATGGAAGATTTTTTTATAAGTGCTAAAAATGGTATCGCTATGGTTTGGACAGGTTGGATATCTGTTCTTGTTTGGGCTTTAGGGGGCTTTGACTTATCCGTAAGAGTCTTAGTATTTCTTATGCTAGTGGATTATGTAACTGGAATTTGGGCTGGATACATAACTAAAACAGTTAATAGTGCTAGAGCCTATAAAGGGATAAGCAAGAAAGTCTTTATACTTATAATAGTTTCATGTTCCTCAGTTATAGAGCAGCTTGTGCCTAACGTTGGAATCCGTAATTTAGTTATAGTTTTTTATGTAGCAACAGAGTTTCTATCTGTTATAGAGAATGCAAGTAAGCTAGGATTGCCTATCCCTGAAAAATTAAAAATTGCATTAGAGCAATGCAAGGGCGATAAATGTAATACTAAAGATACAGATCCAAAAGATATAAAACCAGAAAAATTAAAAGAGAAAGATTTCGATGAAGAAATTAAATAAAGGGGTAGTTTTTATACTACCCCATCTTTTTTTATTGCTTAAAATATAGAATTTATCAATAATTAGAAAAAAAATAAAAAAATATAAAAAAAGTGTTGACATACTCGTACAAGTATGATATTATTAAAGTACCTCAAGGGAAAAGGAGGTGATAAAATGAAATTTCAAATCAAAATTGTGATTGGGAGTTGGTCGCTAACAATTACAATTGAGAAAAAGGAAAAGTAATTTATCCCCCCTCTTCTGAGGGGTAAACTAAGAGTGATTTAATCTTAGCTCCATTTATTTAGATTATATCACTTGTAAAATAAAAAATCAAGGAGTGATGAAAAATGCTAAAAGGATTAAAAGAATTAAGAGAAAGAGTTTTAAAAAACGGAAAAGGAGAATATGATTTAACAGATGATTATATCGCATCTGGGAATGACAGTAAATACTCTCTAATTTGGAGAGGTACAAGAACTTTTATATCAGGATATAACTCATTAAAAAGTATAAAAGAAGATTTAAAAAATAGAGGGCTTTAAACAGCCCTCACAAATAGGAGGATAAAATGGAAGAAAAAAAAAGAAAGGGTTATAAAACCCAAGAGCAGCAAAACAAAGCAAATCAGAGATATAGAGCGACTGAAAAAGGTAAAAAGAATGATAAATACAGTACATATAAAAGTCGTGCAAAAGTATTTATAAAAACAATGGCAAGTATAAATGAATTGGAAGAATTAATAGATATGATTGAAAAAGAAAAGGAGAGTTTAAAAATGAAAAAAACTTGGAAAGAAATCAAAGAATTAGTAAAAGAAATGAATGTTGATAGTGATAACATAGATATGAGAACTGGAGACTGTACAGTTGATTTAATCGGTGGAAAATATGATGGCTGGGCAGTTGTAGGAAAAGTTAATTTAGATGGTGATTATAAAGAAATAACAATAGATGACAATGCTGTTGTCTATAACCCAGCTGAGTAAAAAAAGAAAAAAAGAAAGATGATTAATAAATTTAATTGTCTTTCTTTTGTTATAAAAAAAGGAGGACATTATGAAAGTCTTAAGAATTGTATTAAAACAAAGTTCAGCAAACTATAGAAAAGCAGGGACCATAGATAATAAAATGACTTATCCTTTGCCTATCCCTGCAACAATCATAGGAGCACTACACAATATATGTGGATATACTGATTATCATTCTATGGATATAAGCATTCAAGGAAATTTTGAAGCAGTGTCTAAAGATATGTATAAGAATATAACTGTTTTAAACTCTATCTCAGACAGAGGAACACTTGTAAAAATGGCGTGGCCTGACACTATTTCTAATGCTTATACAGAAGTTGCAGAAGCAGTGGATGATAATGCTAATTTCATAACTGAAAAAAATATAAAAGTTAAGAACAGAGAACTGTTAGAAGAATTTAAGAATTTAAAAGTTTTAAAAGAAAAACTAGACAAGGAAAATAAAATAAAAACTGAAGAATTTAAAACAAGAAAAAAAGAATTATCTGATAAAGATGAGTTAAAAAAAATAAGAATTGAAGAAAAAAAATACAAAGAAGAATTTAAAAAGTTTGAAGAAGAAAACTATTCAAGACTTTATAGTCAATTTAGAACTATAGTAAAAAAGCCAATGTTCTATGAGCTTTTAAACAATATTTTTCTAATACTGCATATAAAATCTGATGAACAGACTCTAAAAGATATAGAAAATAATATTTTCAATCTACAATCAATAGGAAGAAGCGAAGACTTTGTCGAAGTTATTGAATGTAAAATAGTTGAGTTGCAAGAGTTTAATAGAGAAGTTAAATCTGCTGAAGGTTTAAGCACATATCTAAATTATAATGATTTTCAAGAAGAAAAAATATTTAATTTAGATATTGATGGAAACGTGGTAAAATCTGGAACTAAATACTATTTAGATAAGTCTTATCAAATAATTAACGGGAAAAGAGAATTTAAAAAAATTATAGCTATATATAGTAATTATTTTAGTGCTATTAAGAGTAGCGAAAATGTAAAGCTAGATGAATATAATAACATTAAATTATTGGTGAATTTTATATAAAAAAGAGCAGGATTAATTTCCTGCTTTTTAAAATTATTCTCGGATATGATACACTTAAAATAATTATTAGTTTTATATCTTAAAATTTCTTACAACAGACAAAAAACAGATAATTTAAAATATGTTACGATGTAGTCTGTATTAGACTATTATTATCTTATTATCCATTCCTAGGCACCATTTTGTTAATAAGCATTGATGAATTATCATTAATGTTTTTTTTTATACAAAAATGACAAAAAAATAAGCTTTAATTTTCTTGCTAAAAAGTCAAGAATGTTATAAAATTAAACATAGTAAAAAATGATGAGGTGAGTTATTTGAAAAAAACAAAAATAGTTTGTACTATTGGTCCTGTGACTGAGTCAGTAGAAACTTTAAAAGAGCTATTAAATAGAGGAATGAATGTAATGAGATTAAATTTTTCTCATGGGGATTATGAAGAACATGGAACAAGAATAAAGAATTTTAGACAAGCTATATCTGAAACTGGAAAAAGAGCAGGTTTACTATTAGATACTAAGGGACCTGAAATAAGAACAATGACTTTAGAAGATGGAAAAGATGTAAGCATTAAAGCTGGTCAAAAATTTACATTTACAACAGATCAATCAGTTGTTGGAAATAGTGAAAGAGTTGCAGTAACTTATCCAGATTTTGCAAAAGACTTAAAAATTGGAGATATGATCCTTGTAGATGATGGTCTAATAGAATTAGATGTTACAGAAATAAAAGGAAACGAAGTTATATGTATAGCTAGAAATAATGGAGAATTAGGACAAAAGAAAGGTATAAACCTACCTAATGTTTCTGTTAATTTACCAGCTCTATCTGAAAAAGATATAGAAGATTTAAAATTTGGTTGTAAAAATAATATAGATTTCGTTGCAGCTTCATTTATAAGAAAGGCTGATGATGTAAGAGAAGTTAGAAGAATTCTTCATGAAAATGGTGGAGATAGAATACAAATAATTTCTAAAATAGAAAGCCAAGAAGGGCTTGATAATTTTGATGAAATCTTAGAAGAATCAGATGGAATCATGGTAGCAAGAGGAGACCTAGGAGTAGAAATTCCTGTTGAAGATGTTCCTTGTGCACAAAAGATGATGATTAAAAAATGTAATAGAGCAGGAAAACCTGTTATTACAGCTACTCAAATGCTAGATTCTATGATTAAGAACCCAAGACCAACAAGAGCGGAAGCAAATGACGTTGCTAATGCTATAATAGATGGAACAGATGCTATAATGCTTTCTGGAGAAACTGCAAAAGGAAAATATCCTTTAGAAGCAGTTGAAGTAATGGATAAAATTGCTAGAAAAGTTGATCCAACTATAGTTCCATTTTTTGTAAAACATGTTACAGCTAAAAATGATATAACTTCTGCTGTTGCTGAAGGAAGTGCAGATATAAGTGAAAGATTGAATGCAAAACTAATAATAGTTGGTACAGAATCTGGAAGAGCTGCAAGAGATATGAGAAGATATTTCCCTAAGGCAGATATCTTAGCTATAACTAATAATGAAAAGACAGCTAACCAATTAATCTTAACAAGAGGAGTAATTCCTTATGTTGATGCAACACCAAAAACATTAGAAGAATTCTTTATTTTAGGGGAAGCAGTTGCTAAAAAATTGAATTTAGTTGAAAAAGGTGATATAGTAATAGCAACTTGTGGAGAAAGTGTATTTATCCAAGGAACAACAAACTCAATTAAAGTTATACAAGTAAAAGCATAGTTAAAATTTAAAGGAGGAATGCAATGACAGGTATAGTAGAAGTAATAGGAAGAGAAATTTTAGACTCAAGAGGAAACCCTACAGTAGAAGTAGATGTAGTATTAGAATGTGGAGCAAGAGGAAGAGCAGCTGTTCCATCAGGAGCTTCAACAGGAAGCCATGAAGCAGTTGA